CTGCAAATGCCAATGCATTGCGAAGATCTTCAATAGCATCTCTTACACTATCTTCTACTTGTCTTGATACTTTCATTTAAATTCACACTCCACCATAATTTCAGTTAAACATGCAAGTAAGTTTATTTCTTGATCCGCAACGAAGGCGATCTGATACTGATACTTAGCAATAATGAGAACAGCAGCAGCAATAGAAGGCCCTTCAAGGGATACAAAAAGAGCATCGTAAATACGACGCAAAAGTACAGCAGGATCATTGTCCAGATTATTGACACACCATTTACGTACTTCTGGAAACTTCTTCTCTTTGAGGTTTTTAACGAGATCATTTACATTAACGTCCGAAAAACTAGCGAGTATAGATGAATCAATCTTACCACCAACTGAATGTCTCTGACATTCATTTAAGACTCTTCTCCAGTCAGGGAAGTGCTTATTGATAAGTTCGGCAATGACTTTCTTATCAGTTTCAATCCGTTCTCTGTCCAAGATGGATATAAGTCTGTTGAAGAATTGTCCTGCGATTGCTGGTTTGTCTTTCCTTGAGATTCCGAACTCGATGACTGAACATCTCGAATGGAGGGGTTCAATGATTCTGTTCTTGAAATTACATGTGAAGATAAACCTACAATTCTTGTAGAAGGATTCGATATTGGCTCTGAGGAGGAGTTGAACATCGTGAGTAGTGTTGTCAGCTTCGTCTATTATAATAACCTTATGTTTCTTATCAGAATCCATAAGAGATACAGTCGAAGCAAAGTTCTTCGCCTGATTTCGCACAGTATCTAGGAACCTTCCCTCATCGGATCCATTGATAACATAATAATCAACACCAAGTTCTTCACACAATGCTTTCGCAACTGTGGTCTTACCTATTCCTGGCGGGCCTGACAATAATAAATTCGGGATCTCTCCTTTCTTGAGAAACTCTGCAAAAGTTTTCTTAGTAGCATCTGGGAGTATACATTCATCTATCGTCTTGGGTCTATATTTTTCAACCCAGATAAATTCATCCCGCATTTGGCCGTTCCCTCAGTGTCATAAATGGTTTAATCAATTCCAACAAATCTTCAACAGTACGTTTTGATTCCATTTGTGCAACAGCATCCTCCCAATCAGCATAGGTACTTTCTGGATTAATGTTTGCAAATAAGTTAATCTGTGCGATTTGTTTAAGAGTTACCTCGTCCATTTTATTAACAGTATATTCAGTATACTGTCTGATGAAATCATCTCTAGTTAACTTTTCCATTAGTTAAATCTCCTTTCGTATGCAATAACAGCGCATCCAACTACTAAACCTATAAGAAGTAGATCCAGCATTGGGGTTGATGAATGACTCATTAGTCCTCCCAAGTAACGTCTGGTTCAAGTGCTATGTAGTATGTAAGATCATACTCTGATGACTTAAATTCTGATAACAACTTCTTAGATATCTTAACCTCATATGTGCCAGGCACAATCTTAATATTTTCTACCTTAAAATGCAATCCAAAGGTCTTAGTAGTTTCACCAACAACAATAGAGAAATCATTAGAAGTATCATTCTTACGATCAGATACTACCATTTTAATCTCTTTACCATCACCAACTACAGATAGATCAGTAAGATGATAAACTCCTGCAGCCTTAAGAAGTCTGTCAAGTTGGGCACTCTTAAGAGTAAACTCAACATCAACTGAAGGAAGAGTAATATTTTTCTCTGGTGGAGAAACAATTACACTAGGATCTGCAAAGAAGTATTTCGATCTCTGTTTACCTTCCTTTACTGTAACAAAGCTCTCACCAGTAAAGTTAAGTTCTGGTTCATGAAATAATCCAAGAGAGTTTAAGAACTGACTAAGATCATAAACCCCAAACTCCTGCGGAATGTCTTCATCAATATTAGCCTCTGCAAGGATGTTCTTCATAACTGAGATAGTCCTCAGTTGATTCCCTTGCTTGAATAAAATAGACTGATTGATCGAAGCAAAGTTCTTAAGAAGATTAATAGTTCTATCAGATAATTTCATTGGGGTTTTAGTTTTCATCATGTAAACCAGCAAAGTGGTATAAGAGTGTACAATAATGGATTGCTTTCAAAATGTCAACTTTTGATTTTCCATCTTTTTTGCCGAACCTCGAAAGGTATTTGATGGCATTGGATCGGCAAAATGCTTCAGCATCTCCAATACCCTGTATGAGATCTAATGTTTGGATTCCATCACTACTAGTATAGTGGGAACCATAGGTAGTTGCAATATAATTCTTGGCCTCATCCAACATAACATCTTCTTTATATTTGTAGAAGACTCTAGCAAAATCACCATCTGGTCTTTCATTCCGTACACCAGTATTGGAATCCTTTTGTGGAACCAATTCCCTTGTCATAGGGTCTTGTCCATGTGTTCTCCTATAGACAGTCTTTCCACCATCAGGAGATTCATAGATCCACTTACGATGATCTTCTTCTATACCAGGCATCATTGCATCCTGATACTTCTTGTCATTTTCCAATTGTTCCATTGTGTAATCATTACCAAAAACTTCTGGTGTAGTGGGGATGTGATGTGCAATTTGATCATCATTATCCGATAAAGGATCATCAGGAAAAGGAGCAGGTTCATCATTAGGTGGCCATGCAGTGCCAGGAGTCCATTCATATCCACCATGAGCCTTTACCCAATCTTCACCCTCTTTAGCAGTACTGAAACTTAAAGCATCTTCTCCTCCAGTTATTTCTAAAGGAACTGTTTCTGCAGCACCAACAAAGTTCTCATTGTCAAAAGTAATAGTATCATCTGCAGCAGGAGCAGCAATTGGATTACCTACTACACTGTGTCCATCTTCTTCCCAAAAATCCTGATCTGTTCTTACTCCCACATTGTCTTGCGTCATAATCGGATAGTCCTCATCAAGTGTTCCATTCAATATTGAACCTAATAGTCCCCAAGCATTAACCATAACAGAATAAAAAATCGTTTACTAATGATTCTGCTTTCTCTTTACCAAACTTACCAGAAAGATATCCTCCTACTGGATCAAGTTTAGTCATGTACTTATCGAAGTCATGATACACAGTTGTATCTTCTCCATTGGGCATACTACATTGTACCATAGTTTGATAGGCAGTCAAGTACTTCTCAAACATTGGTAAATGATTATCAACCTCATCAGCAGTACAGTATGCAATGTATATGTTCTCAGAGAAGTGATTGCCAGGTTCAAAGAATCTATAATCCCCCTTACCTTTTGGTAAACCCTCAACACCAAATAGAAGATTCTCTGTAGGATGTTGGAAATCAAATACTATGATCACCTTTTTCTCAAAGAACCCCATTAGATCCATACCAAAACAAGGAAGATTACTTCCAGTCTTAGGATAGATTATATTATTATAGATATTGGATTTGTCACTCCAGATATCCACAGCACGAGACTTAATGAACCATTCATTCTTAAAGATCTCTGCCTTCAAATGAGTTCCTTTAGCCTCCCAATCTGCCCATGTTGAATCATGGGCTAGATCAGGAAAGGTATCAAACAGAAGGGATTTGTAGTTCTTCCACAGATTCTCCATCATTATCTCCAAAGTTTACATCAGCATCTACCTTGTCATATAGATCAAGGAAGGCCTGTTTGGTTTCATCATCGAAACGATTCACACAAACTTCAATAGCCTTCTCTTTGTTCTTCCAAATAGCATATGCCTTTACGATATGGACAAGACGGCGTGTACTAATAACTTCTTCTACACCACCATCATAGAATGTCTTTCTTATTATATCACCCCAGTCAACTAATTTCTTACAGAAACCTGTATCTTCACACAAAAGATTTAATATCTTCTCTTCTGTTTTTGGATTTGGATAGGACTGTTCAAAGGTTACAGGGAATCTCTCTAGGAAGGCTTCGTTGAGCACGTTAGTTCCAATAAATCGCCCGTCTTCGGATCCTTTACCCTTAGTGTTAGCAGTTGCAATGACGTTGAATCCTTTTGTTGGTCTAACGAATCTTCCGATTTTTTTGAGGAATACACCATTTCCTTCAAGTATCGACTGGAGACAGAGAATTTTATTACTGGCAAGGTCGATCTCGTCAAGGAGCAAGACAGCTCCTCGTTGGAGGGCTTCGATGACTGGGCCGTTATGCCAGACTGTGGAGCCATCAACAAGACGGAAACCGCCAATAAGATCATCTTCATCTGTTTCAATAGTAATGTTTACACGAACAACCTCACGTTTTAATTGAGCGCAAGCTTGTTCCACTCCAAAAGTTTTTCCATTGCCAGAAAGACCTGTAATGAAAGTAGGGTAAAACAACTTAGAAGAAATAATCTTTTTAACATCGTTGAAATTACCAAACTTTACAAAATTAGGATCAATATCAGGAACAAGATTTTGTTCTTCTTTAGGTAAGGCGGCAGGCGCTTTGTAAGTCTTTTCAAGTTTCTCTGCAATGGTTAAGTTCCACTTACCAACACCAGTCTTGAAGTTCTTAAGATACTTAGTTACAGTCTGATATCCTACATCATTCTGGGCGCACCAGGCTTTAACATGTGCAGATGTAATCTTATCTCCATATAGATCTCTAAGAGAATTGAGGAGGGATTCAGGATTCACTTTAGCTTCAAAAGGCATTGTAGTATTCGTTTGTATGTATACATTATAATAT